AATTGCTACCCCCCCTAGTGTTCTCTCACTATTTTTAATTTCTCGCCGTAATAATAATTACTACATAAAATAAAATTAGTTGTGATACAATTAGCTAGTAACTCTAGAAGAGTAGAGTCTGGCTAATTATCTATCACCTATCTTGTATTCATCATGTTGTTCTAGTCTTCAAACAAACTATCTTGTAGTTTAACTCGAAGTTCTAGCTCTGCATGTTTCAGAGTACATAATACCAATTGCAAATCCCACACTTATCATTAGCATTAACCTTAAAAACATAAACTTATGCAAAATTCACAGAGTACCTCAGTAACTTTTTTATCCGTTGACCAATTCAAAGCAAAGGTAGGTCAGAGTTCATTGGATGTTATCCGCAATCCTAATACCGAAAAGCTCTTTGTAGCTTCTGAAGATGGGAGCAGATGGAAAGCACAGCAAGATCTGGATGCAAATGCACCAATGGCTTTCCTCATTGACCATGGAGATACAGAAAAAGCATGTCTTGTTAACGTGAAGAACACGCCAAGCGAGAACATTGTGGCTAGTCTCTAAGACTACTAATTCTAACACAGGGAGAAATCCTTGTGTTAGTTTTATTATTCCATTCCTATTGCAATTCCCACACTAATTTTTAGCTTTTAATAACTACACTTATCCTTTTTTTGTTAAAATCATACATGAAAACCTTTTCGGTATTTAATGTATGATTTAATGTAAAAATTAGAGTATTTTTGGTTATTATTGTTGCTATTATTATTTATAATCGTTCTTAATAGTTGAGCTAAGTGTCTGATTATCACCCTCTGGTCATTTCAAGCATTTTCAACTTATTATCGTTTAACAATAATATTTATAATAGCTTTTTATTAAGCAATCAAAACTTAAACAAAATAAAACTCAAACAAAATGAAAAACATTACAATTAATAACAAAGACTTAAAAGATTTAGTAAAAGTGCAATATGATGCAATGTGGCACTTGCTTGATAAGCTTTGTGATGAAAAAGGTGCATTTACATTAGTAAGCAAAGGGAATGAGTATGGTAAATTTCTTTCTTACGAAGATGCTTCTTTTTATGCTATACACTTATTCGTAAGTGATGATGATTATACTATTTATGTTAATACTAATAAATTATCAGAATAAATTAAAATATAAGGGCTAGAAACGGAGACTGTAACCCTAAGTTAACCACTTAAAAGATTCAGATTCTGACATGTACATGTGTACTAACTGTGGTGGTTAGGTGTAATGTAATTAGTTAGTTACTCCACAAGATTGAGCTACTTCTTGTAATAAAAATAGCTTTTTTGATAAACTAAACAAGCCGTTGAATATCACAGTATATTTAATGGCTAGTTTATCATTACATTTATTAAATTTACTAATTTTATTAATTTTAAGCTCTCATCTAATTGCTAGATAATGGAAACTAAGCAAGATTTAACACTACTTAGATTCTCGTTATAACTAACTATAAGGTATAGGAATGTTATTATACTGTCAAGCTGAAACATGCCCATATTGTATAGTAACAATGAAAATAAAGAGTGCATAAACTTTGCACATTGCCTTACTTATGGTTACAAGGATTGCAACCTTGTGAGAGTTTATTTATTCATTGGTTCAAATAGGTAAATTATAGACTACAGATTTAATAATATAAAAATATAAAATTATGAATGCATTTCAGATTCTATCACCAGATAATGAACCAATACCAATTAATGTACTTGATAGAGAAGTATGTGTAACATTAGGTATTGAAGTTGATAACAAACAATACTGTAGATTGGGTAAAAGAGAAGATTACCCTAAAGGCATAAAAGGAGAATGGAATTACTTATCTAATTGTCCTAATTGGTATGATACTATTGGATGGATGATAGCCGATGGTAAATCATTACAAGGTATTATTGATTACTATACTGACATAATGAAAGAATACATTGGTCAAAAGAATGAAGATGATACTATTATTACAATAGAATCTATTTATCCTTACCATATAAAATTATTAGAAAGCTGGATAAGTAAAGGTTATGTTGCTAAACAAATAACTGGTGCTAATAGGTTAAACCTTGAAACCTTGTGATTAAGAAACAGAAACAATAGTAATGCATATTGCTAGGGACTTACAGAAACCTTTAATCACTAAAGAAAGATAGAATATAAATTGTAATAAGACATTGGAGTGTTAGATTCCTCCACCAATAGTGCGAGTCTTAGAGGGTGTGTGTACATCTTACTACAATTAAATCTATCACACTACATCCAATAGGTTGAAAAATGAGTGTAGTTTTTTATTAACTTAAATTATTGATAAATGGAAATAAAATGGGATAACGAATGTAAAAGATGTGGTACGGGATGCACACATGATTATTGTCATGATTGTCAAATGTTAGGACATGACCCGAGTTTAAGTAATTATAGAGAACTGAAACCGAGTAGCTCTATTTGAAAATGTCAATTATTAAAAGATGTAAGACAAAGATCAAGTAAAATTTAAAAACTAATATAAGTATTCTGGAATAAGAGGAATCAGAACTAAGTTATTCCTGCTGTCACAAAAAATAGATTGCTAGATAAGACTATTATGGAAAAGTTACACAATGCAGACTTCTAGTAGATCTGGTGTAATATGGGTGAGATAAACAAAGCTTATATTTTTATTATTAATTTAAATTAAAGTCCTTATAATAGCTATTTGCTGTGACTAAGGTTGAGTGTCCATAAAATGATGGGTTGGACACAATATAACTAAACCCTCTGAGTGTCATAAAATGATGGGTTGACACAATACATAAAACCCTCTGAGATTGCTTAACAAATCCACTAGCTTTCTTCAATAAGATTTAAAGGATGGTGGTCTGAATACTTGACTATATGAAGTATAATCCTTTGAAGTACAAAAAGGTGATAACAAGGTTGGGACTGGATATACATGTCTTTCCCAACCTTTTATTTTTTTATTAAATTTAATATTAACCTAAAACTTAAAAACATGAGTAGATATTCCTTTAAAACTAAAGATTTTGAAATAACTTATGGTTATGATAGACCATTATCAGGCTATTTCCTTACAATATATTGTTCTAGTTGTGCTTATAACAGTGAAAACACTAAAGCACAAAACAATATTGCTGAACTTATTGACTCTTCTGGAGAAGGTATTGTTAAAGATTTTTCTACAAGCAAATACCTTACAGGAATTACAATAGTCCATCAAGATTTAGCAATTATTTTAGCTAAATTAGGTTGTAAGAATGAAGAACATATTGCAGCAATGTGTAATTACGAAGAATTTTAAACCTAAAACCATGACTAAAACAGAGATTATTATAGAAACAAAAGAGTTCTATGAAAGAAGCCCTAAAGAACTTAGAGCAATTGAAAAGGGCACTTGTGCTTATAACACAGAGAATGGAAATCATTGTGCTGTAGGTAGATGTCTTTTACCTAAATATCATAAATTAGGTATTGAACTAGATAATAATGAAGGAGATATATTAGCACTTGTAGTAGCTTATTCAGATAAAGAGTATGAAGAAGAAGATGAAGAAATAAATTTAGATTTTATGCTACAAAAAAAATATAAAGGACATTGTTTTGATTTTTGGTCAGACCTTCAAGTGTTTCACGACATGAAAACTAATTGGGATGATAAAGGTTTATCTAGTATAGGAGAAAGTAATTATTTGGACCTTTTAAAAGAATATAAAAACCAATAGATATGAAATTAGTAATATTTATGCTAATATTTTTTTCGATAGCCACAATAGTATTCTTTATACTGTGGCTAAATGATATAGAAAATGGGTGGTATGCTTTTAGTATACTACTCAATTTTAATACCACAATATTCTTCTATTTAAGATGGATTTATCTAATAGATCAAGAAGATCATGAACATTAAAAAACAAAAACAAAATGGAAAAACATTTAAATTGTATTATTAAAACATTAGTAGTAATGATTTTAATAATAATAATAGTAGTAATATATTTGGGTTATTTTCCTTTAGAAAATTATGTACCTAAATCTACACCAGAACATATTCAAAAGACTAATATTATTTGGAATGATGTAGAAGAAAGTATTCCTAAATCAGGAGATACTATAAGTGTAGAAATACGTTGGCTAAATGATGTCGATGTACTATTTTCAGAAATTAAATAATCTAAATCAGAAATAAATGAAAATATTTGGAATAACTTTTGAAAAAGGGGATAAAGAAAAGAAAACCACTCCTGTATATAACACAAGTTGGAATGATCTAAATCCAGATTTAAAAATTGTGGGAAATATTAAAAGTAAATCTAATCTTAGAGTTGCTTGTATTCTTCAAGGAAATATTAAATGTGAAAATAAAGTTGTTATAACTGCACAAGCAGAAGTAGAAGGAAGTATCATCTCTGAAAACATTGAAATACATGGCTCAGTTACTGGTACATTTGAAAACAAAGACTCTGCAATAATTTTAGGTAAAAACTCTAGATTTGTAGGAAATATTGTAGCTAAAACAGTTGTTGTAGAAGGAACACACACAGGAGATATTACTGCTGAAGTTGTTAAAATACATTCATCAGCAATTATGAAAGGTAAAATCATTACTGAAGTTATAGCAATAGCTCAAAACAATAATCTTGAAGTAGAATTTAAGATGGTAAAGAAAGAGCAAGAACTTAAAGTAGAAAAGATTTAAAAATGGCAATTGTAATAGCATTCTCAATAATGACTATTGTCTGGGAAGATGAGATATACACATTTCACTCTTCAGACTCTAGGTTACTAGCAAAACTAAAAAATCAATCTTTTTATGACTATCTAAAAGAGGATTTATCAGAATTAGAAATCAGAACTACAACTTTAGATTACTTAGAAGAAGACTTACTTTGTAGCCAGGAGAAAATTAAAAGACTTCAATCTAAAGGTTGGCTTATCAAACTTAACAGAAATGTTACAATATCAAAATAGAATGACAGATCAAATAGAACAAGAATTTCCTCTTAAAGATGGGAGAACAATATTTAAAACTCATAATGGTTTTAAATATTGGCTTCTTGAAAAAAATAAAGAAAAACAAGAAGTTTCTGAAGAATATTGGAAAAAAGCTTTTAAAAATCGTATTTAAAATTTAGTTATGACAACAGAAGAAATAATAGATGAAACAATAGAGTTTTATAAAAACAATCCTAGATCAATCATAGGAAAACAGGCAAACTATGATGCTTGTATGTACATATCTGAAGGAACTAAATGTGCAGTTGGAAGATGTCTTACAAAAGATACTCTTAAAAAAGTTGAGAAAAATCTGACAGCTTTAAATAGCGTTTCTATTCAAACCTTATTAAATAAAATAAATATTGATACTCATGATGAGATTTTAAAAGAAGAGTACAGAGGGCACTCTTATTATTTTTGGATTGAACTTCAAAACTTTCACGACAGAAAAATTAATTGGGAAAAATCTTCTACAGGGAATATTTTATCTAAAGAAGGGGAAAAAACGTCAGCATTTTTAAAACAAAAATGGTCTAAAGAAAAAAAGAACCAAAAAAAGAAAACTAAATAACAATAGTTTATCAAGCTATAGCTTCGTAGACTTTTCTCCAGATGTCCCAGACATCGTAGTAGAAAACTACGTTTGCGAAGGTATAGTTAATTTTTTACATACACAACTTTAATCTAACATTTAACACTATGAATATTAGAACAGCTTAAAAAAGAAGATTAGTTTCTTCTTTTGTTTAACTCCTATTTCAAATCCCGCACTAATTTTTAGCATTATATTAATCTAAAACCATTTAACATGCCAAAAAGAACTAGAATCCAAGTTTTAAAGCTTGTAGCAAGTACTAAAGAAAAACATAAAGAATTTTTAAAAGGTAAAGGTAACTTTTTGTATAAGAAAGTTGAAAGTAATAGATTTGCATTTGCAGACTAATAAAAAGGGACAGGGGTTTGAATCCCCTCAGTTCCACGAAGTACAAGTGTTTTTAGGTTAGATACCCAGATAAGAAATTATCTGGGTTTTTATTTGTACTAACAAAAAACTTTTTGAGAAAGACTCAAAGAGCTATTTATTCATTAACTATTTAAATTAAAAAGTATGGAAACCAGTGTAAACAATGGTATCAAAAAAACCGTTTCAAAAAGTGCTCCAGTTCTTTCAAGAATGTATCAAGCACAGTACCAAAAAGAAGGTACACAAACTGCTGAATTTAAACAGACTGTTACAACTGTAACTGAGTACCCTAAAAAGTCTGTAGCAAACAACATGAAAGACAATCCTATTCCTATGGAAGAATTTGGCTTTGGCTCTGAAAAATACACAAACAGCTCTACTAGAGTTGCTTGGATTGATGTGCCTAGTGCATATACAGAAGAGAAGTTAAACCAAGTTTTAGCAGGAAAAGAAATTTCTGTCCAGCAAACTATGTCTAATCATCCTATTATTTCTGATGCACAGGAAAATGGTATTTCTAGAGGTGTAACTACTAAAGATGCTATTGCAGAATCTCAAATCTTGAGATACCCAGAAGGCTCTAAAAATAATGCTGGAATGGATGTTTCTGGTCAGATCATTTTAGATTCTGCAACAGGAAAACCTATGTACAGAGTAAACTATTTCAGAAATGGAGAAGTAGATGATGTTGATTTAAGGACTTCAGATACTGCTGATTTTTACTTACCAGAATCTCTTACTGAAGAGGTTACTGCTGATATGTCAGATGCAGCAAAAGAAAGTTTTTTAAACTAAAAATGTTTATTAATTTTTGATTAAGTCTAAGTAAGGTCTTCCTTACTTAGATTTTTTTTTTAACCTAAAATAATATGAAGATACAAGGAATACTAGAAGAATTTAAAGAAGAAACATCTTTTACTATAAAAGGAAAACTATATTTAAGACAAATAATTACAGTAATAGCTATAAATAATCAAAAACTGTTTATAGAACTAAGAGGAAACACTATTAAAAGAGTGAGAGCCATGAAAATACAAGCAGGAGACGAAGTTTTTGTAGATATAGAATTTTTAGGTAGTCAAAAAGGAGACAGGTATTTTAACAACATTATCGCAAAAAGTATTGGTTATGACTACTAACAAGAAAAAAATAGAAGACTTACATTTGCATTTTATAGTTCTTCTTACTATTATAATAGAAAAAATAGAAGAACTAGAAGAAAATGGTTCTTTATTTGGAAAAATAAAATATGTCTTAAAAAACGCTAAGAAAACTTTTGAAACCTTTATAAAACATATTTACAAAGAAGTAGATAAAGATACTCAAGTAGATTCTACTCAAGGTGTGTTCATTATACAGGAAAGAGTAGAGAAAGCTTTGATTAACCAGTATATAATAACTGAATTTGAAAGAGAAAGAAGACTAAAAAATATTTTAAATAGTGTCATTTTAGACGAAGAAGTCATTGATACAATACTAAAAAAAGTAAAATACGATAACCTATTAAAACATTAAACTATGGTAGTAGCAATTATGGATATGGAGACTAATGGTCTCATAGATAAAGTCACTAAAATGCATTGCTTTTGTGTTTCTGTTTACAATGGAAATAAGTTTCTTTTTAAAAGAACTGTTAAAACTGGTTCAGAGCTTTCTTTATTATTTTTAGAACTAAAAGCTATGGATGCTACAATTGTTGGTCATAATATTATTAGGTTTGATTTTCCTGTCATTAAAAAACTTTTTAATTTAGATTATACAGGTACTAAATGGGACACTTTAGCTATGTCTTATAAACTTTTTCCAGACAAACCTGAACATGGCTTAGAATATTATGGAAATAGGTATAAAGTACCAAAACCAGTTGTAGAAGATTGGAAATTAGATACAATTGAAAAGTATATCCATAGATGTGAAGTAGATGTAGAGATAAACACTTTAGTCTTTTCAGATTTATACTCTTATTTTGTTGATATTTACTATCCTCAATCTCCTAATAAAGATATAAATTATGCTACTTGGAAAATGGATTGTGCTAGAGAGCAAGAAGAGAATCCAATAAAAGTAGACAGAAATTTAGTCAATGTTTCTTTAGCAAAAGTTACAAAAGATTTGGAGCTTAGATATAAACAGCTTAGACTAGTAATGCCAAAAGATATTAAATACAAGACTGTAAAATATCCTAATAAGTTTCTTAAAAAAGATGGAGAAATTTCAGTTGCAGGAGAAAAATGGCTTGACATTCTTAGAGAAAATAATCTACCTAAAACTCATAAAGAACCTATAGAAATAGTAGATAACATAAAAGAACCAAATCCAGGCAGCACTCAACAACTAAAAAATTGGTTATTTAACTTGGGATGGGAGCCTACTATTTACAAGACAAGAGTTAGTAAAATCACAGGGATAGCAAAAGAAGTGCCTCAAATCCAAGATGATGATAAAGAACTGTGCTCTGATTTACAAACTCTTATTCCAGATAATCCAGAATTAGAACATCTAGAAGGTATGTTTATGGTAAAACATAGACAAGGAGTATTTCAAGCTTTCTTAGATAAGATGACAGATGATGACTTTCTTATTGCTTCTGTTGCAGGTTTTACTAATACTATGAGATTTAAGCATAGAAAACCTATAGCTAATATGCCAGGAGTTAAAAAGCCTTATGGTAAGCAGATTAGAGGTTCTTTGATAGCTAGAAATGAAAACTATTTATTTTGTGGTTCTGATATGTCTTCCTTAGAAGACAGTACTAAACAGCATTATATGTATTTTTATGATCCTACTTATGTAGAAGAAATGAGAGTACCAGGGTTTGATCCACATACAGATATTGCTGTATTTGCTAGTCTTATGACTAAAGAAGAAGAAATAACTTTTAAGCAGTTAAAAGATAAAGCAGATAAAAAGGAGATATTATCCAATGATGAAAAAGAAATTCTTAGTTACCTCTCAGGAGTCAGATCTAATGCTAAAGTAGTGAATTTTAGTGGTATCTATGGAGCAGGACCAGCTAAGCTTATGAAAGTTCTTAAATGTACTTTAGAGTTTGCAACTGACTTGCATAAAGCTTATTGGGAAAGAAATAAAGCTGTAAAGAAAATCTCTAAAGATGCTCAATACAAACTTGTAAGAAAACAACTCTGGTTATGGAATCCTGTTGCTAAGATGTGGTATTACCTTAAAAATCTTAAAGACATTTTCTCTACATTAAATCAGGGTAAACCTTGCCCTGAATAAATTTGCTTAATTGCTGGAAACCCCTTATATTTGATTTACAAACATTAAATGAAAATTGAAATGCAAAGTAATAATAATCAGATAGTTAAGGATAAATATTATATTTATGGACATTACACACAAGATACAGGGGTACTATTTTACATAGGAGTAGGTACTGTTTTATCTAAAAGTGAAAAACAAAGAACAAAATACTCAAGAGCTTACAATTTTAGAAATAGAAATATTTTTTGGAATAATGTTAAAAATAAGCATGGAGTGAAAGTAATAATTTTAGAGACTTTTGAAACTAAAGAAGAATCCTTAAAAAAGGAAGCTGAACTAGTTTTAAAGTATGGTAGGAGATGTATGAATCAAGGTACTCTTGTTAACATATCTTCAGGAGGAGAGATAGGACCAATAGGTAGACATTTAAAAATGTCCGAAGAACAGAAAAGAAATCTTTCTGAAATAAAATCTATGGAATTATTCATTTACAATTCAGTAGGTGTTTTTCTTCTTTCTTTAAAAGGTATTAGTAATGCTGCACAATATTGTGGAGTTACTTATAATGCTATACATTCTTGCATGAAAACTAAAAATTACTCTAATGGTTATTTTATTTTTAAAGAGTTTAAAGGTAACAATCTTTCTTATACAGTACATGATTTAGATTTTAAATCTACTTTAAGTAAAAATGTATCAACTACAGATCTTCAAGGTCTAGTGATTATACATTCTTCTATACAAGATTGTGCTACTTATCTTAAAACAGATAGAAAAAATTTGAAAAAAGCCATAAAAGAAAATAGACTTTGTAAAAAACATAAAGTAGAATTTATCCTTTGAAAGGACAATCAGCAGCCAAGACCCTAAGACTTAAAATGTTATGGGTAAGGTTCAGAGACTAGTAAGACCTCAGGGAGGCATACACCCAAGTGGGTGGAAACAGCAAACTTCACATTTTAATAGTGTGAATGAAGATATAGTCCAAACTATATAGTAATATATAGAAGTTCATTAAAGAACTGCATAAGAGATAACGAGCTTATGTGAATACAATTGACAGGTGTATATTGTTTTGATACTTGGATTATGGAAGTAAGAAGACAAGGCATCAAAATTATGTTACAGTACCATGATGAAATAGGTTTTGATTTTATCAAAGAAAGACAAGACGAAGTAAAGCAAATTTTATTAACTTCTATTCAAAAAGCGAATGAAAAATTACAATTAAATGTTCCACTAGGCATTTCTATTGATATTAGTCGTGATTATTCTGAAGCACATTAACTTAAAAATTATGAATAAAGAACACAGATTTTTTCAGTGTGATTTTGCAAGTACTATAATTATTCCTAAATATACTTCAGAAGCCGCAAAAAACTTTTTAGCTAAACTTCAAGAAGAAGGTTTATTTATTGTATCAAGACAAACAAAAAATTTAAAACAAGCAGAATCTATCCTAAAAGACATTAACCCAGAATTAGAAGTAGAATGCATTCTATTTTTAGTTCACTATAAAAATTACACTTATGAGAGTTAGCATTGAAAGTTTAGAGTTTGATGGCTCTGTCTTAGATAAAGTAGAAGAAATCTACGAGTTTAGACAAAGCATAGAAAATCCTATATTGCACACACAATTTGTCAATAAAGTAAGAGAAGTTGTACAAAAAGAAGCTGTAGAAGCTATAAAGAATGGTCCTACTAATTGTATAGTAGCAATGGCAACAGGAGCAGGTAAAACTAAAGTGGCTATTGACTACGCTAAAACTACTTTTCAGCATAATCAGGTTCTTTTAGTTCCTACAGAAAAACTTAGAGACCAGAATTGGCAAGAAGAGTATAAAAAGTGGGATGCAGAAGATTTAGGTAATATTACAGAAAAATACTGTTATGCTTCAGCTAATAAAGTTTTACATCAAAAATTCAATGTAGCTATTTTAGATGAAGGACACAACATCACAGAAAATAACTCTAAATTCTTTAGTAATAATCTTGTATTAAAATCTGTTTTGTTAACAGCCACTGTTCCAGATTATAACAAAGACTTTGAAAAGTACAATTTATTAAAGAGTTTAGACTTTAAAGTTGTTTATGAATTAACTTTAGATCAAGCAGTAAAATTAGGGTTTGTAGCACCTTATGAAATAATTGTTTTAAAAGTTCCTATGAACTCAAAAGACAAAAACATTAAAGCTGGAACAAAACAAAAACCATTTATGACTACAGAAGTTAAAGGTTATGAATGGAAGTCTCAGAATGTAGAATCAGCTAAATACAGTCCTAAAATAAATGCTAAGTTTGCTATCATAAATAGAATGAGATTTATTTACAATCTCCCTTCTAAATTTGAAGCAGCTAAGTATTTATTAGAAAACAAAATACCTCAAAATCAAAGAGGATTAATATTCTGTTCTTCTATCAAACAAGCTGATACACTTTCTGAACACAGTTTTCACTCTAAGAGTTCATCAGAATCTTACCAGAAGTTTAAAGAAAAAGAAATAAACAGGTTATCCTGTGTAAAATCTTTAAATGAAGGACATAACTTTGATGAAGTGGATTATGCTTTGATAGTGCAACTTACTTCGAAAGAGAAAGACATTATACAAAGACTGGGTAGAATAATTAGAATGAGAGCTGGACATAGAGCTAAAGCTTTTATCTTAGTTTCAGAAGGAACTCAGGATGAAGTGTGGCTACAAAAAGCTACAGAGAATTTAGACCAAAGTTCTATCACTTACTATGACTTTAATAACATTAAAAAAATGAAATTTTATGAAAATTAATCAAGAGATTATAAGTAGGATAAAAGAATTAGAAATTCCTATTAACGATGGTTTATCTTATCTTCTTAGTGTATACTTTGATTGTGTTCCAAGCACTACTTCCAGAGTCTTAGTTAAACACATGCAGTTTACTAAGATTCTAGGAATTAGTAATGACAAAAAGTTAGTATGGTTAGTGCCTTTATTCCAAAAATCTGAAATAGAAGAAAAATGGGAGTGGGTAACTACAGAATACAGAGAACTATTCAAGAATGTAAACCCAAAAAGGAGTGGTCCTAAATCTTCTTCTATATCTAGAATGAAAAGATTTTTCAGGGAGAATCCAGATATAAGAAAAGATGATGTGATTGCAGCTACTAAGATGTACATTAGAAATTTAGATGATAGTAACTACATTACTTCAGCACACTATTTTATTTTTAAAGGTAGTGGATCTAATTTAGTTTCAGGACTAGAAGATTGGGTAGATAATTACAAAGAACGAGTGTATAAAGATGTAGAAGACAATGATGTAACTAATATCATGCAATAATGAATTTTGTAGCTACTTATGAAGAAGGTCAAAAAGGTAAGCTTATTGGTTTACCAATGGGAAAAGGTTTAGAAACTATTTCTAGAGCTATTGGTGGAGTACAGAAAGGTAAGAACTATATTGTAGGTGCTGCTCCTAAAGTAGGTAAATCTACACTTGTAGATTCTGGATTTGTTATAGAGCCTTGTTTGTATGTATTACACTATAACGGTTTAATAGATAGACAACTAGAATCTTTAACTCCTTCTACTCCAGAGTATGTGAGTCTACAAGCTAGTAAAATAGACTTAGATATTATCTATCTTTCTTATGAAATAGATAGAGTAGGGAAAGAGTTTGATTTTTGTTGTCATTTTCTCTACAGAGATTATGGACTTGACAAAGTTATTTTAGAATCAGGAAAATTCTATAAAGGAAATAACTTTGTTCCTATATCTTCTGAGTATCTTATGGGTCAACTGGTTTATGATTCAGAAGATATTAATGAGAGAGAAGTAATCAAGATACCTAAAGATGTAGAAGATAGAATTAAAGCTGTTTATTTAAACAGAATACTTCCTTTATTTGGTAAGTATAATTCTGAAGGAGAAAAGCTTACTCAAGGTCTTATCAAAGTCATAGAAAATAAAGACAATCCTACAGGAATTAGGAATGATTTATTAGCTTATGCAGAAACTAAAGGTAAGTTTCTTTATTCAGAAGTTAAGAATAAGCATGGTCAAGTTTTTAAAAGAAAAATTGGCTACACTTACACAAATCCTAATCAATTTACTTTGGTTGTTACAGACCACATTCGTAAATTGATACCTGAAAGAACCTTTAACTTAAAGCAAACTGTAGACAAGTATTCTGAATATACTGTGGAACTTAGGAATCTCTGTAAGTTTTCTTTTGTGCATATTGTTCACTTAAATAGAGCAATGAGTGATGTACAAAGAAGAAAATTAGATGATGATAAAGTTTATCCAACATCAGATGATATTAAAGAAACGGGTGAAGAAAAACATAATTATGTTTTTATTTGTTTAATACCCTCCAATGTAGTGTATTTGTAAAAACAAATAAAAATAATTAAAAACGCCCCTTGTAGTAGTGATACTACAAAGCAAATTGGGAGAATTCAGGGAAAGTCTTAACAAGTAGTGTTGAAGATAACCTTGAGCCGAGTTTAGTTTTAAAAGAACTAAAAAGGTGCAACGACTAACTCTTGAAACTGTGTAAACAGAAAATAATAGAGACACGAGAACCCAACATCTTATTTGTAAGATGATGATATAGTCTAAGCTGTATAGAAATATACAGAAATAGTTGATTAAAAGAACAACTATGGTAATAAAACTGAACCTATCAGAAGATAGTAATTACATTTTTACAATGTTTAATCCTAATGATGATAGATATAATTTAAACAAACATTTTGGAGATATTATTAGAAACACAAACGGCTCTTTAAAATACCCAAATATGAGAACTGTTCATTTAGTAGAATCAAGACATTGTGAAGCACCTCAACATTTTAGAGTTAATATGTTAGGTGGATTAAAAACATTTAAACAATTTAAAATTAAATAAATATGGCTAAAATTTTAGTGCTTGCTAAGAGTGGGTTTGGTAAAACAACTTCTATTGGTAAGGTTGAAGCAATTGGAAATAAAGGTTTAGAACCTAAAGATACATATCTTATAAGTTCTACTTCAAAACCATTACCTTTTCCTAAAAGTAAAGTGTTATATCCTCTTACTAATTTGCAGTATTTAGATACTAGGGGAACAGTAGATGTTAAGTCTTTGTCTTCTGGTAAAAGAGTAGTGTCAAATGTTCCAGGAACTGTTACTGCTGTTTTACAAGCTTTAGTAAACTCTCCATTTAAGAATATTGTGTTAGATGATTTTAATTATTTGATGCAGGACTGGTACATGGATAATGCTTTAGCAACAGGTTGGGATGGTCCCAAAAAGATAGGTTACTTTATTGGTCAAATTTTTAAAGCAATTGAAACCTTAGATGTAGCAGGCAAGAATATATTTGTACTTGCTCATGGTGAAGAAGAAAAATCAGAAGGAGACCAAAGAGTATATGTAAAAATGAAGACTACAGGGAAAATGGTTGACTCTTACGTTACTCCAGAAGGTAAATTTGATGTAGTTCTTCTTGGTATAAGTTCTTTTAACTCCTCTGAAAAAAGGGTTTGTAAGAATTTTTTGACTAATGAAAATGAGTTTTATAGCTCAGCAAAATCTCCTATTGGAATGTTTGATAAAGAGTTTATACCTAATGATTTGGGTATTGTTGTTGACAAATTAAAAGAATATTACGGAGAGTAATACAAGTGTTATCTTAATATAAAAACATAAAAAATGTCTGAGACAAAACAAAAAGTTAAAGTTAGTGAAGTATTAAAAATGTTAGATGAAGGTCTACAAAGACCTGAAATTGCAGAAATATTAGACACTCCTTTAAGTGTACTACAAAAAACAGTATTTCAACACCCTAAATTAAAAGGAAGGAAAGCTAAAAAAGTTTATGACATAGAGGTCATAGATGATACAGGAGAAGAGATTACTAATCAAGAAGAAGAAATTACTAATCAAGAAGAAGATTTTGAAGTAAGAGAAACTGAAGAAAACGCAGAAGAAGTTGCACAATCTTGGGATAATTAATTATTAACTTTTAAAAATTATATAGTATGAGTAAATTAATGAATTATGGCTATGTGCCAGATAATGATGAAAGCCTACAATCTAAAGATAGAGGTTCTTTTGGGGGTAATTTTGGTTGTGTTTACATTACTCAGTTTGAGTATAAAGAAAATGTAGCTAAAGAAGGTGAGCCAGAAAGAGAGGCTATTGAAGTTGTTATTAATATCAAACAAGGAGAGAGTAAAACTTGGTTTTCTCCAATTAATAAAGTGTTTGGAGATAAGAATGAAGAGTTACAAGCAGACCATAAAGATTATGCAAATAATTACAATGCTGCTGTACTACAACAAAATGCTGTAGTTATTCATTACTTAAAAGCTTTAGGTGTATCTGAGGAGGCTATTAAAAATGCTCTATCTCAAGGGTTTACAAGTTTTAAAGCTTATTCAGATGCTATTACAGCATTGATTCCTGCTGGATTTGAGAAAAGACCTTTAGATTTGTTTCAAGAATACCAATGGAATATTGGTAAAAAAGCTAGTGGAGAGTTAAATGAAAAGACTTATCCACAAATTCCTAGAAACATGAAAGGTGGTTACTTTTTAGTTACAGCTCAACCTGGAAGTTGGAAAGAAGTAGTTGGTGATGATGGTTCATTGTCTTATGTGAATGCAAATGGGGTAGAACACCCATTTAAAAGAAGCAGTAGATTTATGAAAAGTAACAAGGGAACTCAACAATTTCTCAATTCTCCAAGCTCAGAAGTAGGAGTAGCTCAAAATCCTATGGCTCAACAAGGAGCTCCTCAACAAACAGATTGGGGACAATAAAATCAATTTAAAAATCTTTTTAGTATGTATAAATTTGAATCAGATGATCTTAATCGAGGAGGGTTTATTACTAAAAAAGATATTTTAAAATTTGTTTCAGAGTATGATATATTTCAGTTTGCAATAGGTTACAAACCTGAATTAGATAAAATGTACTATTCTCCTTTTAGAGAAGATAAAAATCCTGGATGTTTTTTTGATGTTTATAATGGCAAACTCTATCTTATAGATTATGGTGCTAACAGAAAAATTGAAGGGATTAATCTCTTTAGTGTAGATTGTTTTCATGCTGTTATGCTAAGATTTAAATTGTTTGATTTCAATAAAGTCTTAAAATTATTGCATGCAAATCTATGCACAGGAAAAAAAGTACAGTACAATTCTATTCAAATAAAATCTACACCTAAGCCAGAAACTATCATAATTCCTTTCTCTAGGTTCTTTGATAGTAGAGATAAAAAGTATTGGTCTCAATATTACATTTCTAGTAAGAACTTAAAGGAAGATAAAGTTATGGGAGTTAAAGCTTACACTTTGAGAAAAAATAAGATTAGTAAATCTTTTGTCTCAAGAGAAATAGCCTATTGCTATACTGATTTTTCTTCTGGACATAAAAAATTATATTTTCCAACAATAAAAAAAGATGATAGACATCCAAGATTTATTTCTAATTGTGATCAAAATGACATAGGGGGAACATCATATTTGCCACCTTTAGGAGAGAAATTGGTTATTACTAAGTCTTACAAAGATTGGAGAGTATTAAAAAATGTAGGATATGATTGTATATGGTTACAAAATGAAGGTTGTTATCCTGAAAGACTTAACTCTTACCTGAAAAGATTTGACAAGACTGTTATATTTTTTGACAATGATGATGCAGGAATTTTTGCTTCTAAGATGCTGAAAGAAAAGCTTAACAGTACTTATTCAGATGTTTCAGAAATAAGAGTTCCTTTTATTAATAACCAAGTTAAGGATCCATCTGATTACATCAAACATAATTTTTTAGATTTTAAAAAGTTTATAAATAACTTTTTATGAAACCTCTAGATAGAATACATAAAACATGGAACCACATAAAGCCTTTGACTAATTCTGAATCTGTATTAGATTTAAAACAGAATGTCTTACCTAATATTATAAGCTACCCTAAACCTTTAGATATATTCAGAGTGTTTAGTATGCCTTTAAATAAGATAAATGTAGTGATATTAGGACAAGACCCTTATCATGGCTTAAATCAAGCTACAGGACTAAGTTTCTCAGTAAATGAAGAGACTACTATACCACCTTCTTTAAGGATAATAAAGAAAGAGATATTAGATAATAGTTCTATTAATGAAAAGTGGGGAGAAAATGTTTTATTTATGGAAGAAAAAGAGTGGAAAACTCTTAACCATTGGGAAACTCAAGGAGTGTTTATGCTAAACACTACTTTAACTGTGGAATCAGGAAAGCCAGGAAGTCATATTAAATATTGGGAAAGCTTTACTACAAATGTAATTAAAAGCCTTTCTCTAAAAAATCCTTGTATCTGGTTACTTTGGGGTAAACATGCTCA